GAGCGAAACAGCTGATACTGATAGTCGGTTTCGTACTCGACGAAATTGCGCAGTTCCGTGCTCAGTTCGCGCTCGACTTGGTTGTACGCCTGCACGTTCAATGAGCGGACGCTGTACAACAATTGTTCCAGCCGTTCGACCGTGAACGATTCGGCCGGCATGGTTTCCAGCGCCGAAGTCAGCTGCCCGAACAGGTCCGGGTCGGTCCGGTTCAGGATCGCGATCAGCCGAGCCACCACGCCGTTGCTGTAGCGGTCGAAGTCAATCGCATGGTGAATCGATGCGTCCGCCAGCTTCTCGTTGACGGTGTCTGCCATTACGCGCCGGCGCCGCCGTCAAGCTTGCCCAGCGGCGGGCCCTGCGTGCCGATCCGGTCCTTTTCTGCGTCCGGATCCACCTCGGCGGATAGGATGCCGCGGCGCTTGTACTCGTTCAGCAGCGTTTCGTCGGACAGCTTGCCGGCCTGGTTGGTCTTCAGCAGCAGCTCGGCCGAGGCTTCGGCGAGGGTTGCGGCGCCGTAATCATTGAAGATCGTGACATGCCCGCCCTTCGGCAGCTTGATCCATGCCGCCATGATCTGCAGCGCCTGATCCAGCGCATCTTCCAGCCCCTGGGTGATGCGCTGCAGCGCGCACATGCCGACCGCGTTCTCCGTGGCCACTTGGGTGGCGGTGATCTTGCCGGGCTGGATCACCAGCAATTCGGCGCCGGCCTGCCGCATGCGCTCTTCCAGCGTGTCCAGATCCTTGCTGCCCGCGTCAATGGCGGCGCCGGTATGCTCGACAAACTTCATGTCGCCATCGATTGGCAGCTTCACGGCAGCGGAGGCACCCACCGTCAGAGAAAACTTGTCGTCCTCAACCCCGATCACAGCCAGAATCGGCACCCGGGCCACATGCAGGATGGTCTGCTGGTCGCTCGCGGATTGCCAGTGCGCCACGTTCAGGTTCGCGACTTCGATCAGCGGTGGCTTGGCGGTCATGAAGCCGGTGCGCTGGCCATAGACCGGCACGAACGGGATGTAATCCAGCGTGGTCACGCCGTTTTCATGCAGTAGCCACTCTTCCTTGTTGTCGACCTTTTTCTTCCGGTAGGTCGCCCACATCCCGGGCTCCAGCATGCGCACCTGTTCGACTTCAGTAACGCCAAACTCGCCATCCGGCTCTTCGACCGTTTCCATGATCCGCAGCTGGAGCAGCTGCCAAGAGCCCTTGACGCGCTTGGCCCGCCAGCCGAGCAGTTGCCACGGGTAGATCTGGATGAAGTACGGACGCACGCCGGCTGCCTTTTCGGCTGCCCGGGTGACCTCGCCGGCCGGCGTGCGCTCGACGCCGCTATTATCCGGACAGTCGACCAGGATGCCGCACAAACCGTACCCGAGGGCACATTCCATCAAATCAGCCGCAAACGCGTCCAGATTACGGCCCTGCAGGTCGACGTCGTTCAGGTATTCCTTGATCTGCGCCGGCACATCGTCGCCAATGGTGATCGCCTTGCTAAACGGCTTGCCGGTCAACGTGGAGACGGTGCGTTGGTACGCGGGGAACAGCACGGCGGTCTTCCGCCGGCATTCATAGGCCTCTTCATCCTCGTTCGGCCACTTCGGCAGGTAGGTTTTGCCGGCCTCCCGCATGGCCCGCGTCCCGCCGAGCAGTGCGCGCGCCAGTCCCCAGTCGGCGGACATGTCCGCTACGGCGCTGGATTGTTTGGCTACATCACTCATAGGATCCTTGGTTACAGGCGCAGCGTCGAGACGATTGCGGTGCGTTTGACGATCGGCCAACGCTTCACTAGGAAGTAGCCGACCGCATCGTTCGGATGATCATGGCCGGTCGATTTGTCCGGCTCCCCGTTGTTGTCGTATGCCTGCTGCTCGAGCGATTCCGTGAGCACCGGGCAGGCATCGGTATTGACCTTCCAGCGCCGCACGCCCGTATCGTTCAGGATCATCGCGTTTACCGCATTCACGCGGTCCTTCACGGCCGGATTGGCAGGATTCACGCTGATGACGAACCCGGCCTGCTTCAGGATCGACAGATCCGACTCGCTGGCGTTCTTGCTGCTGGTGTTGCCGCCGCTGGCGTCCGGATAAACCGTCACCGCATGCCCTCGGTCGAGATACCGCTCTTTCAGTAGTTTCGCCATCGCCGGCGTGTCGCGCACCTTGGTCAGTTCGGCGAGGGTTTGCGGCAGCCCGTCGCGAATCACGCTGATTTCCGCCGTCATGTTCAGCACGTTAAAGTCCATGCCGACATGCAGCGCCTCGCCTTCCTTGATGTGCTCTGGCGTGTGATTTAGCGTGCGGTCAAAGTTGGGATAGACGCTGCCGCTGGCCAGGTTGGTGAACTGCCCGCGGATATACGCCTCAATCAATTGCGGCGGGTAGCTGGCCCGCAGCGATGAAATGTAATCGTCCGGCAGATTCTTGGCGTTGTCGTAGGTGCTCGCCTGCACCAGCCCGTACAAACTTGCCAGTTCCGGCTTTTCCCGCAGCGCCTTGACGAACTGCTGGTAGACGAACTTGAAGCCCTCGGGCGTCGTCGTCACATCGATGCCGTTCATTAGGCCGTCCAGCTTGTACCGCATCCGGGCGATGATCTTGCGCCAGGCGATCGCCGCCTTTTGCGCCTTCATCACATCCAGTTCGTCAATCAGCGCCTTGCCAATCTTGAAGCCCACGATGTCGCCGGGCTTTTCCATCGACCGGCACAGGATCGTGCTGCGGTATTGGCCGCCCGAGAACAGGTGAACTTCCTTGTTCGATTCGTGGATGTCGGTGGTCAAGCCCCACTGCTCAGCCACTTCCTCGATCGTCGGATAGAAAATGTCCCGGATCTGCGCATAGGTCGGCGCGAAATAGCCAGAATTGACCTTAGGCCATTCCCATGCATGCTGGCACAGGCTGGCGCTGCCTACCCAAGTCTTGCCGCTGCCGAAGCCGGCCACGAATGCCCGGAATTTGCGGTCCAATGCGAGAAAGCGAGCCTGCGGCCGGTTGAGCTTAGGGCTCGGGCTGGCTTGCATCTTCGACTTGGACGACGATCTTGACTGGCAAAACAGGCGTGTCCTGCATGCTGGCTTTGACCATTTCCTTATTGGCGCTCAGCAGATTCAGCCCGATCGTACTGGATTCGTTCGCCATCTTGGTCAGCACGGAAATGCCCCTCAGCGATTCCAGGCTTTCCTCGTTCAGCGGTGCCGCGTCGTCAATCTCTGAAACCTTGTTGTGAGCAATGCCGGAAAGGCGGTGCGCAGTGGCGGCGCCATACTCTGCCGCGCCCGCCAAATGCTCAGAAATCGAAATCAGTCGATCCGCCAAAGTGCGCGCACTTATTTGCGCACCAATTGGCAGCGATTTAAAAGCCGACTCTGTTGCAACCAATTGATTTGCAACGTCTTTTATTTTTTTTACCTGCGCTCCAAAACGCTTTCGAATCGCTGATTCAGAAACGCCAAATTCCTTGGCAAGCGCCCTGCCTGCCTCGCCGTCAAGGAGCCGCCTTTCTATCTCGGCCCACTGCTTTTCTGTCAGCGATGATTTGCGTCCCATTTTCGATCATCCGTTTCTGTGCTGCTCGCGTCAGCCGCTCAGTTGGCGTCCACGGTCAGCGAAACCGGCGGCATGGTTTGCCCGATAACCCAAAGCGCAACGGATCCACCTGCATTAAGCATGGCCAGTTCTTCGGCAGTGGGCTTCCAGAACGACACAACCGCCGGCAAGCCCTCGCATTCTGTACGCGTGATCGGCAATGCTCCGCAGGGTAGTTCCTTCTGATCCCAGCCCGCAGGCGCGCCCAGCACGGAGTTATTTGACGGGTGCTGCATGCGATTCATTTGCCACTCCTGTAGGTGCAGCCGCCCGCGCCAAGCGCAACGCCGCGATGAGCTGCGGTAGGAGACCGCCCGCGGTGTTCTGCGTCGGTGCCGCGCCTAGCCTTGGTTCGTCGGTTGCTGCGCCCGCTATTCAAACCGCCGCTAGAGCGCGCTGGCGGCCCGGCCTCAGTGGTTGGTCATGGCCTGGTGCGCTTGCGAGAACCCCAATTCCATCCGGTAGATCAGTTCGCTCTGGGCGATGCGGGCGATCGATTGCAGGGATTCGCGGTAGAGCTGCAGGTGTTCCGGGCCGCTGAGCTTGCAGAACGCCTCGGCAAGTCGCTCGATCGCTTCGTCAGTCGCGCCCATGCGAACCTCGAATAAGAAGCCTAAATTAAGGGTATGTGGCGCTTATTGCGCCGCCTTGCAACGCATGGGCGCTTTCTGTCCGCTGTGATCTGTTAGCATTAGCTTCCCCTTTAACTGAAACTGAAGAAGACCCATGACTATTTACGACAAAACGAGTGCACGAAACGTCGCCAGAGACCTGATTTCGACAGCTCTACAGAGCGGCGCGATCAAGCTGATCGGCGCAAGCAATCCTGGCGTAGCACAAGCGACCAGCGATGCCGATGCAACATATCTAAGCAATCTGCTGATCAAGCTTGCGGAAAAGCTTTCCACCGGCAAGGATTGATCACTACGAATAAAAAGCCCGCCTGAAAGAATTGCTCAGGGCGGGCGAACTTACCTTCTGGAAGAAGGAAGAGGAGACTCTGTAAGCTATCCGGAATTACCGGACAACTGAATTGGTGGCCTGTTCCGCCAGATCTGCGGCCTATCCGAGCGCTAATAGATCCCGTCGTAGTCGTAATCTAGGATCGTGGTGGTTTCCTGCTTCGGCGGCGCCGGCTTGGCCGGCGTGTGATGCGTCACCGTGTACTGACGGTCATCCAGCCGGTACTCGCGGCCCTGCACCAGGTCGAAGCCGAGCTCGCGCTTGATCCGCTCGCGGTCAGATGCGGAAGCCACACGCGCTCCAGATCATGCCGAACAGTAGTTGCAGGATCGTCATCAGCGCCATAG